AAATGAAATTCTTTACGCAAAGTCAAAATTTGATGAAACTTATTTATTACACGAACTTTTAGAAATTTTTAAAAATGAAATTATGACACCAATACACTACGATTCAGGGCAAGATTACGATTTAATAGATATTGCCTCACATTACAACCTAAATTTTTTTAGATTTAATGTACTGAAATATATTTGCAGAGCTGGAAAAAAACATAATGAGTTACAAGATTTAGAGAAAGCAGTTGACTATCTACAAAGGGAAATTAAAAATATTAGAGAAAACCAATTAAAAGAGATAGAGAATGGATAATAGATTAGATTTTTTTAATACAATAAACAATTATTCTGAAACGCTAACAGAAGATGATGCTTTTCTTTTTATTTCTCACAATAAAAAACAAGGAGATGCATTTTTTGGCTTATCTGGAGATTGGGAGTTAATATCAATACTTTTTTCTGTAAATGGCTACACAAACGTAACAGATGCTCAAAGAGAAAATTTTGAAAATGTAAAAAAAACAATATTAAATACCGCTTTGAATATTTGTTCAACTGATTTAGCAACAAAACAATTATTTATAAATGCTTTAAAATCTTTATAATGAAAAATTTAGAAAATGAAATAGTACCGATGCAAGTTTGGAAAAGTAAATACGCAGAAATATTTTATGAAATATATGGCGGTTCAAAAAATAGCGTTGAAGCGTTTAATTTACAAGATAGTTGGGATTGCATAAATATCACAAAAACAGATTTAAGAAAACATTATACATTTATTAAACAAAACTAAATAATTATGATTGCAGTACTGACCACCGATCCAAAAATTTATCAATTATACCTACTTCAAGAAAATTTAACTTTTATGGATGCGAGGCAAATTTGCCGAAAGTCCGATTTAGATGGAACGGTTTATGATGATGTTATTGACCTAGATCCGAAGTCAAATGTTACCGACTGGGTGCGAGATAGAATAAAAAGTAAAACATTAGAAAATAATTAATACATTTACACTATGAAACGAATTTTATTTATATTAGCAATAGCGTTATTTTCCTGCTCAACAGATGAAACAAGCACGACAACTCAAGAGGAGGCAGATTGCAGATGCTCAACTATTTTACAAGGCACAACTTATAATTTGCCAAGCGGAGAAGTTTTTACATCTGGAGTGATGGCAAATGATTGCACCGGAGTACAAAAGAACTTTACAAAACGAGGTATTTTAAGAGCGGGAGAAAAAATATGTTATTAAAATAAAACATTACCTTTGTATAAATGAATCATATATTCAGTCAGCATACTAAATGGATTAATATTGCTAAAACATTTGGCGCAGACGATTTAGCTGAGGACTTTGTACAAGATGCATACATTAAAATACTCGACAAAGAAAAGGTAAACGAATCACTATTTTACTTTGTGCTGCGAAATACAATAGCAGACCATTTTAGAAAAGAAAAAAGAGAATGTTATTACATTGAGCCAACGCAGTTTATTACTGAAGAAATTTACCAACACATTGACACGTGGCATCCATACGACAGAAAGTTATATCTGCTTTACATAAACAACGGAATGTCAATGCGAGATATAGCAAAAGAAGTAAATATTAGTTTAACAAGTATTTACAATACTATTAAAAATTGCAATAAAAAAATACTTATTTTTATAAATGAAAATCACGAAATAGAATTATGAAAAGAGGAAGAAAACCTAAAGGACTTGGCGATGTAGTTGAAAGCATTACACAAGCGACTGGAATCGATAAAGTAGCGAAAGCAATACTAGGTGATGACTGCGGATGTGAAGAACGAAAAGAAAAGTTAAATCAATTATTCCCTTTTGGGAAAAGAGTAAGACAATGTTTAACAGATGAACAACGTCAATATTTAACTACATTCTTTGAAACGCAACCGACACAAATTTACCCTATTCAACAAAGGGAGTTAAGCAACATTTATAAAGATGTTTACGGATTTACAGTTGATACAACGTGTTCAAGTTGCTGGAGAGATGTTTTAAAGGAGTTGAAAAATGCGATGGCAGAATAATTAATTGATTAATTTATATTAATTATGGATAAGAGAACAGCCAACGGAGGACATAGCACAGCACCACAAAGACCTGATGACAAACGTTTGTTAACTAAAACAGAATTGCAAGATGCTTATGAGAATTTAAAACCGTTCTTACCTGATGCGTTAAAGTGTTTGGAAAAAGCAATAAAAGCGGGTGAAAAGTGGGCAATCGAATTATGGTTTAAATACTTCTTTAGTTTACCAAAACAAACAATCGACAATAATACAAACGTTACTTTAAACGATTTCAATATAAAAGACGTTATTCAATTTGATAACCTTAAACCATAAATACCAACCTTTATTTCAAAATGAAACGAGGTATTATATTATAACTGGCGGGAGAGGTTCTGCAAAGTCTTTCGGGGTTGGCACATTTGCCAGCCTTTTGTCGTTTGAAGCAAATCATAAAATATTATTTACACGTCAAACAATGACATCTGCACACCTTTCAATTATACCTGAGTTTCAGGAAAAAATAGATTTGATGCAAGCCAACGATGTTTTCGACGTAACAAAGTCCGAGATTATAAATAAGAAGTCAAAGAGCGAAATTATATTTAGAGGTTTAAAGACTTCATCAGGCGATCAAACCGCAAACCTCAAATCATTACAAGGCGTTACAACGTGGATATTAGATGAAGCGGAAGAACTTACCGACGAAGCGACTTTCGATAAAATAAACCTATCTATACGGCAAAAGGGAAAACAGAATAGAATTATTTTAATACTAAATCCATCTACCAAAGAGCATTGGATTTATCAAAGGTTTTTTGAATCAAAAGGAATACCCGAAAGGTTTAACGGAATTAAAGATGATGTAACTTATATTCATACTGATTACCGTGATAACATTAAACACTTGGACCAGTCGTTTATCGATGAAGTATTAAGCATTGAAAAGAATAACCCAAAAAAATACAAGCATCAAATATTAGGCGGATGGTTAGATAAGGCAGAGGGAGTTATATTTACCAACTGGCGTATTGATAATTTTACCGAGCAAAACCTAACGGCATACGGTCAGGATTTTGGTTTTAGTGTTGACCCTACAACGCTTGTTAAAATATCAATAGACAAAGCAAACAAAAGAATTTTCTGCAAAGAGTTACTTTACAAACCAAAGTTAACCACAAGTGAAATTTATATTGAAAACAATCGATACTGCGGACATCGAGATTTAATTATTGCAGATAGTGCCGAGCCGAGATTGATTGAGGAGTTAAGAAGTCGAGGGTTAAACATTCGTGGAATTGACAAGCCGAAAATAGTTGATAGGGTTGCACTTATGCAAGACTATGAATTGATTATAAGCCCTGACAGCATTAATATTATAAAAGAGATTAATAACTACGTTTGGCACGATAAGAAGTCGCAAACGCCAATAGATGACTATAATCACGCACTTGATGCGATCGGTTATGCGGTGTGGGATTTAATCGGCAAACCAAATCAAGGAATATATCACGTATATTAACGTGTAACAAAACACTAATTAAAACGATAATAGATTATGAAAGCAAATTTAATAGTTCCTGAATCATTAAATGAGATTACGTTAGGGCAGTATCAAAAGTTTTATAAGCTAATAAATAACAATCCTGATAGTGAATTTGTAAGGCAAAAAACTGTTTCAATATTCTGCAACGTGGAAATGAAAGATGTACGGCAGATGTTACTAAGTTCTATTGATGAAGTTTACAACGGATTGATTGAATTATTTAACGCAAATACTGAATTGATTTCAATGTTTACAATTAACAATATTGAGTTTGGTTTAATACCTAACTTTGACGATATGAGTGCTGGAGAGTTTGCGGATTTAGATGATTATAATTCAGACGTGGAGCAATGGCATAAATGTATAGCGGTTTTATATCGACCTGTTACAAAGAAGTTAGCAAAGTTTTATGATATTGAACCATACAAAGGCACAGAGCAATACGCTGAAACAATGAAAGACACGCCAGTTGCAATAGTTCTAGCGGTGCAGGTTTTTTTTTACAATTTAAGCAAAGAATTGTTGATCGTTACGATGGATTATTTGGAGCAACTACCACAGTCGGACAAGCAGATTATAGTCGAGAAAGCCAGTTCTTTAAAAAATGGGGATGGTATAATAGCTTTTATGCAATCGCCAAAGGAGATCCTTTCAAAATTGATGACGCAACTGAATTAAATATACATAAGGCTTTAACGTGGTTATCATACGAAAGCGAAAAGAATCAAATAGAAATAGCAAAAATAAAAAGCAATGGTAGCGGAAACAATTAACACACTTAAACAATCATTTTTAAATGAGCCTTTTTGTAATACGGCAACCGATGGAGATATATTTGATGTGGATTTAAACAAGGTTACTATATTCCCTTTAACTCACGTTATGTGTACTGGATTTCAAGATTTAGGCAGCACCGTTGCAATATCTTTTAGTGTGCTTTGTATGGATATAATCGACGAAACAAAAACACCTATCACAAATAAAAATAATATTTGGAATACTCAAAGCGAATTAATACTTCGAATATTAGGCAGCATAAGACGAGGCAGTTTAAGCGAGAATAACTGGGAGTTACAAGATACTTCTGCATCTACTTTATTTACAGAAAGATTTGAGAATAATTTAGCAGGGGTTGAGCAATCGTTTACGGTCGTAGTTCCAAACACGATGACAATATGTTAAACTTAGATAAGGTACTTAATAGATTTGCAAAACACGTAGTAACGCAATCTAAAGCCAATTTAACAAAAGGAGGCAAGAAAGTATCTAGTAAGTTATATGATAGCATAAAAGCGGATTTAAACGCCAGTAAAAATAGTTTTTCATTATCGTTTGAAATGGAAAATTACGGAGCGTTTCAAGATCAGGGAGTGAAAGGTGCGAACCCTAATTTAGTGAAAGGAGGCAAACAAAAAGCACCTAACGCTCCCTTTAGTTTTAAGAACAAAAGACCACCGAGTAAATTTATTTCAGAGTGGGCAAAAGCTAAAAATATAAGATTAAGAGATGAAAAGGGTAGGTATAAAAAAGGCAATTACGAAACGATAGGAATTATACTAGCTAATCGAATATTTGCACAAGGTATAAAGCCGAGTTTATTTTTTACCAAACCATTTGAAAGTGCTTTTAAAAATTTGCCTGATGAATTAGTAGAAGCGTTTGATTTAGATTTAGATAATTTGTTAAAATTTACAACAAAATGAAAGTAATATTTGTAAGAAGTCCTTTTAAAATTCTAGTTGATGAAGCCACGCAGGTTTACACTAAA